GGTGAGCGTGCCAAGCTCTACGGTGTCAGCGGCATTTCATCTGTCATCGGCGACATCGGCGCAAAAGGCCAGGCGCAAAGGCTGATTAAGACGCTGGCGACGTTGGCGAACAATACCAGCATGGTGGAGTTTTATGTTAAAGAAGCTAACGATGCCTTTGCCGAAGGCACCAGCGTAATAGACGAGTACAACATCAAGAACCAGAATGCCGCCGCCATCATGGAGCGGATGCGGAACTCATGGGAGAAGGTGCTGGTAAATGCAGAACAAGTTGGTGTTGTAAAGGAAATGGCACAGAGCCTTTATGATATGTCGAAGACCCTGCAAAATAGCCAGTTCTGGATGACACAGTTGAAGGTCGCTGTGGCAGCTTTGTTCAAGGCGTTTCAGCTATTGATAGTCTTGTTTCCATATATTATATCGTTCTTCACCACGGTTGGCATTGCCAGATTTATCGTATCGACAGGGAAACTGGTAGCTGCTACTTATCTTTCCATCCAAGCATATAGACAACAAGGGCTGACTCTGCAAGAAGTGATGTTGAAGATTTTTGGATTGGAAAGTGCTCAAAGGCGGCTTACGACAGCCACTTTGGGACAGACCGCAGCCACAAGAGGCGCGACGGCGGCGCAATGGGCTCTGAATGCAGCGATGGCGGCCAATGTGATAGGTGTGGTTATCGGCCTGATAGGGACATTGACCATGACTTTGTTTACACTGAAAAAAAGCACCAACGAAGCAAAGGAGTCGCAAACGGCCCTTAGTGTCGCGCAGGGTACGCTGGCCACTAATATCGACTTGGAGAAACAGAAGATGGAGGAGTTGCTTGCACGACTAAAGAGCGCGAAGCAGGGTTCTGAAGAAAGGCGTAAAATTATCGGGGAAATCAATGCAAAATACAAAGATTATCTGCCTAATCTTGTCAGCGAAAAAGACAGTTATGAAAAGATACGTGACGCTTTAAGGAGTGTTAATAAGGAGCTGCAAAAGAAACTTGCACTTACAAGCGCACAGCAGACGTTACAGGAGATTCAGGATAAGTATGATGCACGTACTCGCCGTAACGCCAAGGGTTACCAATCTACGGCAAAAGGCATGGGTGCGGAGTATGAGGACATCTATTCTGCACAGTCGCGTATTTTTGAAATTATTGGTCAAAGCAAAACAGAATCAGGTAAGTTCACCAAGAGCGGAGAGGAGATTACAGACCAGGTAATCAACACGCTGGCGAAAGAAGGAAAGCAGGGAAATGTTTTTCAGAGGCTTTTACGCCCCGATGCTTTTGATGCAAAACAAGATGATTTGTCGTCAGGTACCTCGGCTACTGGTTTTTCCTATACTGTCAAAACGACTTCAGACGAAGAACGCCTGCGAGTAGAGAATAACAAGAACCTCCGAAAATACATCTATGAAGTGGTCGCCGCTCAGATGATGAAAGAGAAGGAGACAAGAGAGGCCAAGCGGTATTATCAAGATGTATATGGAATCACAGATGAAGATTTGGCAGGTGTAAAAGAGGAGAAAATCACTGTCATTGAGACCCCAGACCCAGCCGAAGAGCGAGAACGCAAACGTGCACTCCGTGAGGAGTTTGAGGACATGAAGAAGCAGAGCACAGGCATTATATCTAAGCTGGAAGAGTATTACCGCTTGCAGGAAACTGCCATACAGGAAGCACGCTCTGACGGTGAACTGACAGAGGAACAGGCAAAGATGATGGTGCGGTCGCTGAATGTCCTGAAGAATGATGCGCTGGCCACAGCACGCCGTGCCATCACGACGGGGGAGACCGAGGCGTGGGATGCAATGAAAAAGACAGAACTGCCTAATGCGTTAGCCGACACCAGCGACTTGAGTGTAAACCTGTTGAAGACTATACAGGAGGTGCCAGTGAAGATGCTGCACGACAATCTTGCAAAGTTTAATGGCGGTGTAGAGGTACTTGGGCTTGACAGCAGAGCTTTCTTTGACCAGATAAATTCAAAGGCTGCTGGCAATGCCCGCGAATCAGCCCGTTTGCGTGCAGCGGTATTTAGTGAGGCGGAGAAGATGCGTAAGCAGTTTGAATTTGTTGAGAAAGCGCAGGATGCCATGCAGAAGAACCTGGAGCAGATGGGGCTTGTGACAGAGACCTACGAAGAATTTGCCCGACGATTACAGGCAGGTATCATGGAGAAGCCGGACAGGATATTAAAACTCAACACTGCACAGCGGTCTGCCCGTAGTCAGATGGTGGAGCGGTTTAACATTAACGGCGAACTAAGTGGCGAACAGCCTCAGGACATGGGTGTGTGGATGCAGGAGTTGACCGATAACGGACAAGCTGAATGGTTGAAGGCACTGCCGGAGCTACAGAAGTGGGTGGCTGACACAGGTCAATATAAAGAACAGATTCAGCAGCTTTATGATATGCTGAAACAGTTGCAGCGTGTACGGACCGCCGAAGGAAATACGCCTATTGAGACGGAAGCAACGTCACAGCTCGATCAGACCATTGCTTCGCGCATGAGCGACAAAGAGGCTTATACGCAGATGAGCAGCAAGTTTATCGGCACAATCCCTTACAGCATTGACATTGAGAATGAGCAAGAGGCTCTTCAATGGATTCGTGACTTTGCCACCAGTGCCAGCGGAGAGTTAGAGCAGTGGGCGCAGGCATTCCCGCAGATAGAACAGTGGGTTGACATGATTAAGCAGAAGGAGCAGGACGGAGAAGCGTTTGGCGACAAGGAGCGGAAGGCGTTACAACAGGCCATTCCGTTTATTCAGGCACTGTATTATCAGATGGACAATTACGCCAACAACATTAGCGGCACCATCCAGAAGCAGGTGCAGCAGATGACCAGCCGTACCCCCATCGGCATAGATGAAATGCGTCAGCAGATGGAGCAAAGGGTGGCGTTGACCGAAGCTATGTATAATGCGGAGATACAGAAGGCTGGTGCAGGAACGTCGGCAGCGGTAGAGTTGGAGCGACAAAAATATCAGGCTATTACCGGCTTGAGGTATCAATTTGCTCAGCAAGAATATCAGATACAGGAGCAGCTGGGAGTCACATGGTCGCAGCAATATCAGAACGAGGTGGCAAAGTACAAGAACATGCTCGACAAGCAGATGATTTCGGAAGAGCAGTTCCAGAAGAAGAAGCGACAGCTACAAGCCCAAAATACGATACAATACGCACAGTATTATCAGGGCTTGATGTCTAATCTGGTAGATTCCATGCAGCAATATGAAATTTCTGCTGTGGAAGCAAAATACGATGTGTTAATCTCGCAAGCCCAAGGCAACGAGGAAGAACAAGCCAGGCTGGAAGAGGAGAAGGAGAATGAAAAGCTGGAGATTCAGAAAAAGTATGCAGATATTCAGTTTGCGGTAAAAGCCTCAGAGATTATAGCCAATACAGCCGTAGCCATTATGCAAGCATACGCGCAATTAGGCCCCATTGGAGGTAGTATAGCTGCAGCTATGCTTTCTGCAACAGGAGCCATGCAACTTGCCATAGCCAACGTCGAACGGCAAAAGGTGAAGAATTTGCAGGGGAAGTCTTCATCTTCTAAATCTTCCCAAACAAAATCCTCCATTCGTCTTGTCAAAGGCATGCTTACTTACGACGAGGGCAATGTGCAGACCTTCCAGCAGGCGAAAGAGGGTGGGGCATACACCGTGCTGGGTAATGACGGCAAAGTGTATTCGGCCCGGAAACAGACGGAGCTGAAGACGGGAATTGTGCGTCAGCCTATTGCAACGCTGGTGGGCGGGCAGCCGTCGCTTGTGGCCGAACGTGGGCCAGAAATGATTATCGGACGGGAAACACTGCGGAGCATGACGCAGTTCCGTCCCGACTTGGTGGAGCAGATTGTCAGGTTTGACCGCAATCGCCGACGTGGTTTTCGCCTGTACGATGATGGCAATGTGGGCGGAATTGCAGGAATGCTGGGTGCTGTACCGCAAGAAGGGGAGAAACAGGGGGAGGACAACAGCGAGGCCATCCTTGCATCACTGGAAGAAAGCCGTGCCGTGAACGAACAGATGTTGGAGGTATTGTCTGCTCTAACCCTGCAACTGCAAAAGGGCATCAAGACCAGCATCAACAAGTATGGTTCGGGCGGCTTGGTTGAAGAAGTGGCCGACGGTATTTATATGCTGAAAAAGCGTGGCACGAACACCAATATCAACAGACTGTTTAAAAGTTAAAACCAAAGAGATATGCTAATTCGTACTATCGAAGAACTCAGACTGCACCTGCCCAATCATGCCTACGACGACATCGAGAGCATGACAGGAGCATTTAAGCGCAGCGAAGCCGATGTGCTGAAAAGCAAGGTCGGCAATGAACTCTATGCCAGAGTGCTTAAAGTCTATAACGAACACAACGAGGCAAGCGTGGTGGCCTGGCTGCTGGAGAGCGGCGAGCCATACGCCGAACTTGCCTACCTGTGTCAAGAAGTCATCGTGTTTGATGCTTTTATGCGCGAGGCCGACAAGAATGCCATCAGCGTAAATCAGAGTGGCATCAATGTGGTATCAGCCGAAAACTATGATGCTGCCACCAAGGACGGCATAGCAGCCTACAAGAAACAGCTGAATGCCGACAAGCACGATGCTATCAACCGACTGCTGTTGTGGCTGGAAGAGGCGTGTGAGCAAGGCAGTCAGGACGCGCCGAAATCGGAGATTGTGGAGCTGTGGAAGCAGTCGAAATACTATTACATGGTGGCCGACCTCTTTATCAACACGGCCACGATGTTTGATTACTATGTAAGCATCCATGAGAACAGGGAGAAGTTTGTCTCGCTCCTGCCCGACCTGCGCTACTGTCAGCAAAACTACATCGAGAATGAGTTGGGCGAAGAACTGACAGCAAGCCTTTTGGCTAAACAGATGGACGGCACGGCCACGAAGGAAGAGCAGAAAGCCATCGGCATGATACGTCAGGCTCTGGCCTTGCTGGTAGAGGCCCGTAGCAAAATGTTCAATCGCCCCGAAGCCAAGGATGAAGCCATTGGCAGTGTGCAGCGCATGGCGGAATACGTGCAAGCCACGCTTGTACCCAAGGAACCTGAGCCCATTGACCTGCCACACCCCATATTGGAGAATAACCGACGGGATGATGCTATGTTTATTATGCCAACCATTTATTGAGGCGTGAGGGTGGGGTAGGGTGTCACCGCCACCTAATCGCCTTTTTGTAGTTTTGTGCCAAAGAAAAAAGCATGGCAGACA